AATGTAGAAAGTTATCACGATTGGATTGCTCTTAAAACAGATGTAGCTTTATTCTCTAAAGCTGGTACTTATAGCTATACTTTAGTAAACACTAAGGCTATAAAGGTACTAAGTGTTACTAATACAGTTACAGGCTCTCATTTAACTCAATCTACTTTAGCTTATGCTACTTCACTACGCTTCCCTACTAAGACTACAGGAGAACCTTTACATTATGTGTTTTCAGGTAGTGATGCTGTAGGTGACTTAAAATTAGAGTTAATACCTGAACCTATTAATGATGAGCTTCTTCATATTGAAGCTGTTAAAGTACATCCTAAACTAGAACTACCTAATGATATTATTAGAATACCAGAGCAACCTGTCCTATTAGGTGCTTGGATGAGAGCTATTGCCGAGCGAGGTGAAGACGGTGGTTCACAAACAAGTGTAGTAGCACAAGAGTTTAAAGAAGCTATTAATCAGGCTATTATAAGAGATAGTGGTAATACTCAATACGAAACCGATTGGTACACTAACTGATGGCTAACAACCTTACATACCTACCCCTAGATAACATTGGTATTAATGGTCTTAATACTCAAGCTAACCCCACGTCATTAGCACCTAGTTGGTTAATTAAAGCTGACAATATTGCTTTTAAAGAATCAGGTAGAATTACATTTAGGAACGGATTTGTACAACAGGTACTCCCTACTACGGCTGTTATTGGGTCTTTACTAGAGCATAAAGACGGTGTTTCTTATAAGATATTCGCAGGTGTTGGTAAGTATATTTATACAGTTGATTTAACTTCGGCAGCAGATGCCTTCCCAGAGTCAGCTAAGTTTGATGGAGGTGTAGCTTCTGACTGGCAGTTTATTAATTTCAATAAACAAGCTTTTGGCTTCCAAGAAGCACACGATGTTTCTAATTACGATGGTAGTGATACGATTAAGTGGGCTAAGTTAAAGGATAGAACTGGTAATATTATGCCATCTGATATTACTTCATTTGACCCTAGTTGTGGTACTGGCTACTACGGAAGGTTATGGGTGGGTGGTATTACAGAAGAGAAGGATGTTGTCCATTACTCTGATACCTTGATACCTACTACTTGGTATAACAATACTTCAGTTACTACTATTGCTGAGGATACTAATTACATTATTGACTCAGTTAATGTTGAGGCTGTGACTGCTGTTACTTCTGGCATTGGTTACAAGATTAAATCATTTAAAGAGTTAGACCCAACTCACGGCATAACTGTGTCAACCTCTTATAAGATTATCTCTGACAATAGAACTGTTATTGATGACACGTTAACAGATGGTATTTACTACGAGATAGGCGGTATTAAGGCTGTAGACTGGAGTGGTGTAGGAGGCTCGTCTACGGCTAAAGTTGGTGATGTATTTAAGTGTTCGACTGCTACCGACATATCTACCTTAGGTGCTGTACGTCTTACGTGGTTAAATTTAGGTGGGAAGAATGATTCCATAATAGGAGATAGCTTTACCGCCTCTGATACTAATACAGACATTAGTGCCTACGGTACTGTAAGATTAAATAATTGGTCTGCTTTAGGAGGCTCTGCTAACACTGAGCTAAACGATTTATTTGCTGCAACATCGACTAGTGAAGATATATCTAACTATGGTGAAGTTGAATTAGACTGGCAAGAAATAGGTGGACCAGAGATTGCTAATGTTAATGATGCTTTCAAAGCCACAGTTACAAATAGTGATATTTCGGCTTATGGTGCGGTTGTTCCTAATTATGGATTAGCTGGTTATATTGATTTAAAAGGTGTTTGGGGTACTGACGAGATTGTTGCCATTGCACCTTTCTACGGTAAGTTAGTCATCTTTGGAAAGCACAACATCGCTATTTATAATAAACCTGATGACCCTTCTAATATGGAATTAGATGAAGTTATTAGGGGTATTGGTTGTGTTTCAAGAGACTCAGTACAACAGGTAGCTGATGATTTATTCTTCTTATCTGATACTGGTTTAAGGTCACTGAATCGTACTACTGAGTTGGATAAAGTTCCATTGACTGATATGTCGGTTACTATCAGAGATAATATTATTCGTGATACTAAGTCTTCAGCTAACATTAAAGGTGCGTATATTGATGAGGAAGGTCTTTATGTTTTATCCTTTATAGATATTGATATTGTCTATGTATTTGATATGAGACAATTAACCCCTGCAAAAACACCAAGAGTCACAACCTGGAACTTTAAGAAAAGTAGTTTTAATATCACGGCTTTGCTTAACTCAGAGTCACATGACTTTTTAGTTGGTCAACAAGGTGGTAGTATTGCTAAGTATGAGGGATTCTCTGACAAAGAGTTGACAAGTGCAACACCGACATTATCTTATGATGATAACCAATCTTACACTGGTGTATTCCAAACAACATGGATTGACTTGGGTGAGGGAGTTACAGCTGCCCTTCTAAAGAAACTAAAGGCGGTTATTGGTGGTGGTAGTGATACTAATATGTCTGTTAAGTGGGATAGAGACTTTGGAGTTTCCTCTACTAACGCATTAACAACAAAACTATCACCCCCAGGTACGGACTTTTTATACAACGTAGCTAAATATAGCTGCAATAATGACAATATAGATAACCCAGGTGCTTTAGGCTTTGATTACACTAGTGGAGATATGTGTGTCTATGAAGATGATGGTCTTGCTTATGATGAGTATGTCGTCACAGATTATGTAAATTCTACAGGTGAGGTTGCAACTAGAAACGAAGGCTCTGGTTTTTACTTTTGTCACCCACTATCTGCTGCCCCTACTACCTGTGAAGTTATCGCCTCAGAGTACGCTGGTGTTAAAGGTCTTAAAGAGTACAACATACCTTTATCCAAGTCAGCAAAATATGTACAATTTACGTTTACTGCTGAGACAGCAGGTGCTTCTACTGTATTACAAGATTTAACACTATTATTTAAGAGAGGAAAAATACGATGAGTTATATAATTCAGAACGACTGGTTAAGAAAAGATGTGCTTGATTCCGAATCAGCAGGAAAGGTAATTTCAGGCTCTCACTTCTATAATGACTTTGTAGCTATTCAGAATGAATTTGTTAAGAAAGCAGAGAAAGCAGGTAGTGCAACTCAAACCTTTCAAGCCTTAACGCCAGATGCGGGTGAGAATGATAATAAAGTTGCAACCACTGAGTATGTAACAAGGGCTATAACAGAAATCTATCCTATAGACTCTATATTCACCACTGTTGCTAATTATGCTGATTCAGCTGCTGTTGTTACAGCAATAGGTGGAACGACTTGGGTGTCTTTCGGTGCTGGTAAGGTGCTAGTAGGTGTAGATTCAACAGATACAGACTTTGATATAGTAGACTCTAGTGTAGGTTCGTTAGGTGGTGGTGGTAGTAAGACTCATACACTGCTTGAAGCAGAGATGCCATCTCACTCACATTCCGTTCTTAGAGGTAATACTTCTGACACTGGTCAAACAACATACCTATCTAATCATGGAGCTAATAGTGCTGGCAGTCCAACTTCTTGGGATAATGGTACTGGTAATTCAGGCGGTGATGTTAATGATGACACAACACCTCATAATAATATCCAACCTTACCTTACTGTATATTTCTGGAGGAGAACAGCATAATGGATACTTCAAACAACCTTCCTTTCATGCAAAACCAAGGTGCAATGGGTAACATTCCTGAGTGGATGATTCCTTACTATCAACAACAAGGCGGTTTTCGTCAACCTCAACCTCAACCTCAACTACAACCTAATCAAGCGTATCCAGGTATGTTTTCAAGCTCTGATGATAACAATGAGTATAACAAAGCTGGTTGGGCTTATGACACGCCTAAGTTTGATTGGGGATTCTGGGGAATGGAAGAGCCTAGTGGCAATATATTTGGAGACTGGTCACCCTCAAAGTGGGATGCGTTAAGCATTTTCAACCCACTCTTTCAGCTTGGTAATTTTATAGGTGACAACTCAAATTTACAAGGTGGTATGTTTGGTGGTACAGGTAATCATACTGACTGGTGGGGTAATAATAACGACTGGGGTACAGGTCCTAGTGGTTACACTGATGTAGGTGGCTACGGCTATGACACTTACTCAGGTATGGGTGTTGGTGGTTCAGACGTAGGTGTTGAGAGTCCTGGAGATGCTGGTGGTTATGATGGCGGTGGCGACATGGGCGGTGGCTACGATACAGGTGACGATTCAGTAGGTATTTCAGATTTTTAAAGGAGAAAGATTATGAGTGCATTCGATTTATGGGGAGCAGCATTAGGTTATCTAGGTAGCCGTAAAGCATCAAAACAACAATCAAGAGATGCAAAAGCAGCAGCAGACAGAGCGTATGAGCAATCATTACCTTGGTCAACTTCAGGAATGTTTGGTTCAGCGCAGTTTAACCCTGAGACACGGCAAGCTACTGCTTTACTTTCACCAGAGATGCAAGCTCAATATGCACAGTATATGCAAAGGGCGGCTCTTACAGGTGAGGAAATTGATAAGTTTGGCTCTGACCCTTATGAGATGCAACAGCAGCTGTATGAGCAACAGAAAGCTCTGTTTGCTCCTGTGGATAGACAAAGTGTACTAGGATTAGAAGCTAGACAAGAAGCTCAAGGCAGAGGCGGAACTAGAGGTGGTGCTGGTGAGATGCAAGGTATGTTACAAGCTCTGCAACAGAAAGACCTAGCTAGACAAGTACAATCATTCGACCAAGCTCAGAACTACTTAACTAATCTTAGAGGTAGACAGCAAAGTGATATAGGTCAAGCTATTACTATGGGTGCTTTACCTGAGAGTTATCTTAATATTGGTAGAGGTATTGGCTCTGGTATGTCTGGAGCTGCCCAAACAGGAGCTAGCTTAATGAATGCTGCTGCGAAGAATAGTGCAGATACAACAAGTGCTTTCTGGACACAACTAGGACAGACAGTTGGTAGTTATGGTAGCACCCCATACCAAGATAGACTGGATGCCTTTAATAAATCTGGGATGTCATCAGAAGACTTCGGAAATATTTTTAGAACCACGGGGAGCTCGTAATGGCTACAAAATCATTATTTGGTAATATATTTGATGTAGATACCGATATTCAATCTGCAAGAGAAAAGAGCGCATTAAACTTAGCACAATTAGCCCCAGGAAGAGTACAAGTAGCTGGTGCTGGCATGGCTGGCGGTATGCTAGGTGGTGGTGTTATGGAGGGGTTGGGTTATCAAAATCCTGGGCAACAGAAGCAACAAGCTATTAATGAAGTATGGAAAGAAGTTGGTCATCTTGATTTAGATGATTCTGCTAAACGAAAGATTGTTGGTAATGCGTTTATAGCAAAAGGACTGCATGATATTGGTATGGATATATTGAAATATGATGATAAGACCAAGGTCAAAGTCAGTGCTACTCAACAACAAAAACTAGCTGACATGGATGCAACCCTTAATTATTTAGAAGTAAACAAAGGTTTTAAATTAAACCCTACAGAGGCTGCTTATTTCAAATCTAGGATTAAGAAAGATGTGTCTGTAACAATGGGTGGACAGGTTATTGATACCGCACCTAATGTATTCGACCAAATCATTTCGCAAAGAAAAAATAATAAAGGTATTTCCCAGTATCGCCCAGGTATTTCAGACTCATCTATAACCTCAGCTGGACTAGAAAAGAAAGTTGGTGATTTATCAACTAAAGTTCTAAAAGCCGACATATCAGATTTAGATGTCGCCCTAACTGAAGTAGAAAATATGTTTACCATGTATGGCGATAAGGATATCCCAGGTTTATCAGCATTAAATATAATTGAGCGTCAAACTGAAGAGGGTGGTATTAACTCTGGTATGGTTGAAGCTGTTAAAAACATTCTATTGAAACTACGTTCAGGTGCTGCTGTTACAGAATCAGAGCAAAAACGATTCTTAAATGAGATTAGTGGAACAAAAGTAATGACGGATGAGTTGTGGAAGCAGTGGATTGCTCGAATCAGAAAGCTAGTTGAGCAGAAGAAAAAAGACCTGTTTGCTGGTGAGCGCAAAGATGTATTAGATTTGTATTGGCAAAGACAAGGAACTGGTTTGAAAAAGTCAAGTCCGCTCCCAGAAGAACAGCAAGACGTGCTTTCTAAATACAACCTTTAATAGGAATAGGAATAATTATGGCTACTAAACAAGAACTTATTGAAGCATTACTACAGGCTGACAAAGCTGAAGAGTATAAAGATGCACAAATAATAGCAGACATGATAAGAGAAGGTAATTACGATGTTCCATCATTAGATGAGCCTTTTGGCGAACCTGAAGAGCCTGGTTTCTTTGAAAGAGAGACTGGTGGACTAGCAGGTAGCATTGCTGGAGGTATTAAAGGCTTCCAAAAAACTCCTGGTAATTTTTTGACTAAATCAATAGGTGGTGCTGCTGGCGCTCTTGTTGGTGGCTTTACTGGTGACATTGCTCAACAAGAATACCAAAAAGCTACAGGCAGTTCATTAGCTCCAAAAACACTTGAAGAAGAATTAGGCAGAGCTTTTAAGTATGGTGGTGAATCAGCTTTATATGACCTGGCTGGTAATAGTATCTTTAAGTTAGGCAGTGTAGTATGGAAAGGGATTAAACCTAGAGGGGTTGAGGGCATTGATGATATTGATAAACTCATAAGCAGTCAAACTGTATCTGAAGCTGGGTACAACGCAAATAAAAAAATATACGACAAATACGGGTTAAAAGTTGGCGACAACATTCCTGCAAGTTTAACTGCCTCTCAATTAACTACAAATAGGTTGGTTAGAACTATTGAAACTCTAACTGAATCTTCTTGGGGTGGTGGCGCTATAACTCGTCAACGTGAATTGAACGATTTAGCTATTTCTGAATACACAACTAAATATATTAATAACTTCAACAATACTGCTGGTGAAATCTTAAATGATGAGGGTCTTGGTCTTTTGTTTGTAAACGCTATTGAGACTGGTAAGAAGATGCACAATAAAATTGGCGACCAGTTATATAGCAACCTTGATGAATTATTCAAGCCTTTAATGAAAAAGGTATTAGTTGAAGAAAAAGTATCCACTGGTATTTTAGATGCAGCTGGAAAGATGCTTAACAGAACAACAACAAAACTTGTTGAAAAAGAAGTATTACCAGTATCAACAAAATCTCTGAAAGATTGGGCGAGAAAAGAACTTGCCAAAACTTCTGGAACTAAACACAAAGCTTTAAGTGGTTGGAGCAAGAAAGAGCTAGAGTCTATATTAAAGTTTGATAATACTATTTCATTTGCTGAGGCTCAACTATATAGAAGTAAACTGATTTCAGAGGCTAGAAATGTCGCTAAAAGAGGTGAGGCTTTAGGAGAAGGAAGGTCTGGTGCGCTTGCAAAAACACTCTCTAAGAAAGCAGATGATATGATTACTCAAGGGGCGATAAATACTAAAAACCCAGAGTTTATAGCTAAGTGGCGTGAAGCTAATGCTTTCTGGAAAGAAGGCTCGGAGAATTTTTCTAATAAATTTATGACATCTCTTCTAACGAAAGACGCATCACAAATTGGAAAAACTTTGTTTAAATCTACTCCTGAACAAATTAGAGGGGTTCAAGCCTCATTAAGAAAGGCTGCGAAGTTAGACCCTACTGTTAATTTTAAGCAGACTTGGCTCGATATGCAACAAGGTCATCTTCAGAAGATTGTAGCTGATACATTAGACCCCAAAACAGGTGAAGTCTCAATTCATAAACTTACGCAATGGCTAAAACCCCACTCTGATAAAAACAAACATTTGATTGCTGCATTTACAAAAGAACAAAGGTCTGGTTTAAAATCATTCTCAAACAGTGTAGAAGCGATGCAAAAAGTTCCTGGAGCTGAAGGCTCATTCATGGTTACGGTCGGTCAGGCTGGTCTTGTTCTTGGTGGACTAGGGTCATTAGGTTATCAGGAATGGAAGGGTCAAGATATTGCTGGGGATATTGCGTTATATACAATAACACCTTTTGTATTAGCTAAATTGTTGTTAAGACCAAAGTGGGCTAGAACAATAGCTCATGTTATGAGAATGAAAGGGAGACCTAATCTTGGGTCGGCAGCAGCTTCAACAATCGCCAAACTGATTGCAGCAGCAAATGAAATTGAATTACTAGGAGAAAGATAATGCCAAGACATACAGACGGTTCATTAATGACTAAAGAGCAATTAAGAGAAGAAAACATTAGAAGGTTTAACGAAGCTATTGCTTCAGGCAATCTATATAACACTGGTCCTAAAACAGAAGAAGGTGGTACATCATTTTCACCTGAGCGTTGGGATATTTACTTTAAGAGTAACCCAGAAGATAAGCCTGATGGTTATACAAACCAGAAAACCATTCAAAAAAAGCTGGATGCTGGTGAAGATGTAACTGAAGAATTGTTTGGTTATGAACCTTTGGAAACTCAAGAGCTTGACGGTGTTTGGGGAACAGCCGAGGATGATAGGCGTTATCGTTATTATACTTATAAAGGTAAAGATTACGATGAGTGGGGTAATGATATTGGCGATGCACAAACTCTAATGCAACCAGGCTCTAGTATTGACGTTTTACACGATGCTAATATTACAGATGAGATTTGGAACTCTATGTCACATTCTGAAAGAATTAATGCTTCTGAAAAAGCACAAAAAACAGACGCTCCAGTAGAGTCAGTACAATCAAGGAACTTACAAGGAAACCGAGATAAAGACGGTAACTTGATGGCTCAAGAGATTGCTCAAGATATAGAAACTGAGAAGACTATTGAAGCCGATACTTATGCTGATGAGAATGAATTTGACACAACTGTTGATGGTTGGATTACACAATTCAAAGCATTATCTGAAGAAGACTTTAGAGAAATCACACGTGAGGATTTAAAGGAATTAGGAATAAATGCAATAAACGCATATTATGATGTATTAGATATTCATGATGCAGCAGATGACCGTGAAAAAGCTTCATTAAATAAGGAGTTTGATTGGCAAGGTAAGGCTAAAGGCCCACTTACTGATAAAGAAAGAGACACCCTTGTTCAAGAAGATGTAGCTAGAGAAGATGCTAAGTTTGATGCTCAATTAGAAGATGCTGAATCAGATAGAACCATGATGGAAGCTGATGCTGATGCTGATAAATTAGATACTGATTATGAAGCTAGTGAGTTTCCTATGATGGGTATGTCAGATAAAGACAAAGGAATGTTCTCATTCCAAAAGACAGACACTATCTCTAATAAGAAAGAGCAAGACTCAATCAATACGATTGTGGGCGATACTGGTATGAACGAAGAACAAGCACGTCAACTAATGACTAAATTGAAGGGAATCTGTGGCTAAGAAGATATCGCCTAAAGCGTACACCACCTATGGAATGCTGTCTAAGTACCCTGATTGGGAAAAAGACTTTAAAAAAGGAATCCTAGGCAGTATAGATGTTGAAACGGGTGGTACGTTTGACTTTCAGACAAAACAAAAAGGTGGAACTGGATATGGATTATATCAATTTGAGAGGGGATATACAGACCCTAAAACTGGTGTTTATCACAATGGTCAGTTAGATGATTACGAGATTTTCCTAAAAGATAATAACCTAAAAGACTCTGGAGAAGCTCAGACCGAGTTTGTTCATAAATCTATGACCATGAAGTCATCGAAAGCACCTCACGATTTAGGGTGGAAAAAAAGAGGAAATCTACAAGGTATGTTTAACAGTAAAGACACGGATGCTGTTAGTGACACACTAATGGATAATTACTTTATGTCTGGAACTCCACATCTAAAAAGACGTAAAAAATCAGCTAGAGGTTTTCCTTTAATACCTTAAAGTCTAGGTTTTCTTAACTGTTCTTGCATACCAACACTAAACTCTGCATTTAAAGCCATATACTTAATCATAGCTGAACGTGATAAACCATAACGCTTTG